TGATATAATCATTATAATAAGCATTAACAGCTTTATTACGAAGTTTAATAGTAATATCTTTAACAGCCTCTTCTAATGTTTTACCATTATTTAAAGTTCTATCATCGTTATCAGTTTTTTCATTATAATTAGCAATATATATTCTATTCTTATAATTAATGATATTACCAACATTATAATAATTATAATAGTCAGTAGTTAAATCAGCAACATTATATTCAACAAGAATATCTCTACTAAATTTAAAAATATTATTATTTAAATCATCTGTTCTAAACGCTTGAGTACTATCTTTTTTACATACAATAAAACCAAGTTGATAAAGACCAGAACGACCTCCACTAATATTTATTTCAAAAGTTTGATTACATATATCTTTAGAATCACTAAATGAATCGGTATTACCATAACAATAACCGTTTGGTTCATCTTTCGGTTCATAAACATTAGTTTTTCTAAAACAAACTTTATTAATAACTTGTGGAATTATAACATCATTAAAAATAGGAAATCCAATACTATACCATTTAGTATAATTAGTTTTATCTATCTTATATCTAATAAATATAAAATAAAATCCTTTATAAGCTCCACCACTAACATAATTTAAACCACTAATAGTAGGTAAAATTATTTGTGGAATAACAGACATTTCAGAATCAGGACGGTCAGAATCTAAATCAATATTAATAGTTTTAAGAGGAACATCAATAGAAGTATTACTTTCAGCAATAGCTACTATAAGATGATTTTTAACATTATAAGTATATGTTCCTTTAATCTTACCACCATTATATTTCCAATTACTATTTACTCTATAACAATTATCAGCTTGTTCATTATATCTATAAATATAAGATTCATTAGAATCAGTATTAACAATAAATAAAATAAGTTCAGTACTAGTTGGAATAACGCCAACTATTTTAAAATTATTAATACCATCTTCATGAATAGAATTGGCAATTGCTTTACAATCTTCAAGTCCTTCTTCATTAACAATCATCCTATCATCATTACTCACTTTAACATTTTTATCAGCAACTAATGAATAAGGTACACAATCACTTGGATGTTTATTAAGACTAAGTTTCTTTTGTATATTCATAATTATTTAGGAAAAGTAAAGTTATAAAAGAACTCATTCCAACCACTATCATCATCACTTTGTTCATCTAATAGAATACTAGTCTTAATATCTTTCTTCATACTTTCCCATAGATAGAAAGGATTAGTTCCATATTGACTAGCAGAAAGATTAAACACAGGATGTTTATATCCTCTCATAAGCATACGAGCCATACAATAATAAGTAAGACCTTGAATTAATTTACCGTTAGCAGGTATAACAGGAATCTCACAATGATAGTTATCACTATATTGAGTTTCAATATCTTTATAAACAACTGTTATACAAGTATCATTAAAATTAAGTTCAATAGTATTACCTCCAATAAGAATATAATTATGATTTGACTTATCATATCCTCTACGGGGGGTCTGACAATGAGAATGAACTTCATGCTGACATCTTGGACATTCAGTATTATTATGAACTGTATAAACAACAGGATTACATCCTACTTTACCAGTATCAATAACTTCTCTAGTTCTAGAACCATTAGGACAACAATCATCGGGCATACCAAGATAGTCTTTATTAGTAGCACGCTCCGGACTTTCGTCCTCCGCTTGACCCCCCGTAGAGGATGGAGCAGATTCAGTATCACTACATCTATATTTACTAGTATCAGCTCTAGGTACTTCACAACCATTACTATCATATACTTTAAGACCGTCATCAATAAGACAACATTTACTTTTAGCTATCTTATTAATGACGGTTAGTTTCATTTTCTTATCAACTTTACGAAGAACTTTAAGTTCATTCATAGCATCAACACACCAAGCAGGAACTCTAGGAATCCAATCACTTCCATCAGGATTGAAATCATTATCAAGTTTACCAATTATATGTTCTATCGTAATCGTTTTATTATTTGCCATAATATTAGTTTTTATATCTAGTTTTATTACCATTATTATGTGCTCCACGTTCATACTTTTGTTGATTAACATTTCTAATATATTTAAATGGAGCATTAGGTTCTCGTTCAAGATAAACAAGAAGTTTACTTCTTAATCCTAATTTAAGATTAAAAATATCATCAACAGTTTTACATTCAGAATTAAGTTGTTTAGCATCTTTACCTCTAAGTTCTCTATTAATATAATTAGCATACTTAAATTTAATAGCACTATAACTATGAGTTCCATTATTAATAAGTTGTATTTCATAAAACTCTTTATTAGTTTTATAAACTACATAAGGAATACCATCATACTTAAGTCCACGAATTTTATATATTTCTGCTTCTTCTTTATCATAAGGTTTAAGACCTGCATTAATAATTTCTTGTTTCTTAAGTCTAGTAGCGTTCCAATCAACATAAGTATCTCTAGGTTTATCTCTATATCTCCAGAAATTAATAACTAAATCACCAATTTCATATTTAAAATGATAAGCATAGCCTTCAAGAACACATTTATGAACACCATAACTATAATACCTATGAATGTACTTTTTATAATCAGAAAGACTTAATTCAGAACGTCTTGTAGCAAGTTTAAGAGCAACAATATAATCATTTGCTTTTTTAGCTAAGTTACAATAACGCAAAAGTTGGAGAAGAACAATACGTCTTTCTCCAACTGTATAACTAAGTTGATTATTAATTAATTGCTCTAACTTATTAATTAATTCAACATTATCATTAAGAAATTGAAACTCATATTCATTAAGATTAATTTTTAAATCATCTTTAATAACTTGATTTTTACTTTTAATATAAGCACGACAATCAGCTTTCATCTTATTTATAAGTTCAAGTTCTTTATTATATTTTGCCATATCGTCATTAGAAGTTTCAATAAACTTTTTATAATAATGACTAATATCTATATCTTTAATCATAATTTATCTAGTTACAAAATTATCAATAGGAGTTTCATTTGTTTGACGAGGAACTTCAACAAGATTACGTTTAAATACAATCTCTTTAAGAGCTCCAATCATATCTTCAGGAATAAGAAATTCATCATCATCGTATTTAGCTTCATCATCAATAGGGTCATAATTTACATCTTTAGCTTTTTCAACAGTTTCGGTAGGAACAAGATAAGGAATTTCAAATGGAGATTCAATAATAATAGAACCTATATTTTGAAACCAATCTTTATTATTACTAAAGAAATAAATATAACCATTAATATAATCATAAACAGGAAGATTACACATACCTGCAAGATAATGATAAAACTTAGCACTAGCTTCTTTTGCAAATGGTATTTCTATCCCAGTATGTCCGGTAGTTCTAATTGATTGGAAAGGTAAGTTATTAATAAGTCTAACTGGCTTTGGAACTTCTTGTTTAGTACGTTTAATTGCAGGAAGCCCAAGAGTTTGACTATTATATAAGTCACCATCAGGAACATTAATAATAGAAACACGAATACGTTGTTGCAAACCTTTATCAACATATTTATGATTTTCATAACTTTTACGAATTAGTTCATTACGACCATGAAGAATAGCATATCGAAGATTACGTCTAAGAGGAATACTATTAGGATTGCCAACAGCATGAGCAAATTCACTAACTAATTGATTAAGACTAGCCATGTTAAGATTGACTTGCGTTTTCTAATTGATGAACTTTTTCTTCAAGTTCATTAATCTTATTAGAATATGTTTCAACTTTAGTTTTAAGTTCATTAACTGTATCAACTAATTCATTATGCTTTTGTTCTATAACTTTAACTTTTTGTTCAAGTTCAGTATTATTAGTATAATCAACAATAGAATTTAATAATTCAATTAATAAGTTTCTATCTTTATTAGATATATCACTATTTAAACAGCATATAGTTCTAATAATATCATCTTTAAGTTTATTTTTAACCATAATATATTATATTTGAGGTTTAATATTTTCTTTTCTATTTTTAGTATAAATACGCCAATCATATTTAGTAATTTTAAAATTAATAGGAAAATGATTAAGTCTATGTATAGAATAAAATAGAGTTTTATCTCTACTATCAGCATAATAAGCTTTGCCATTTCTAATAAAATTAATTCTAAAATACTTAGCATAATTAATAACTTGAATTATTCTAACGTATTTACCATAATATTTAGCAATATTAGTTCTTTTACCATTCCAATTAGAATATCTAACACCTGTAAGACTTTGAATTTTATAAAGAAGATTTTTAGCATCAGCGTGTTTAAGCCATCCATAATAAGCACACATTCTAACTTTAAATTCTTTTTTATCAATTTCTCTATTTAAATAACTATTTACTAGTCTTATAATTTTATATTTAATAGATTTTCTAATTAGAGTATGAGTATGATAAAATACATAACCAACAAAATTAATTCCTCTACTATCAACAGGATATATTTGATAATTATCTTTAACTTTCAATCCAATAGTATGAACATATAACTTAATATAAATAAGAACTTTATGAAGAAAATCTTTATCATCACTTAGAATAACTATATCATCAGCATAACGATAATAGAATTTACATTTAAGTTTTTCTTTACATAAATGGTCAAGTTCGCTAAGATAAAGATTAGCAAAGTATTGAGATAAATAATTACCAATAGGAACTCCAATTCCAATTTTATTAGTTAATTTAGAAGAAACATCACGAACATTATCAGTAGAATCAATAATTTCATCAAGAATCATTAAAAAATCTTTATCTTTAATCTTCTTTCTAATACATTTCTTAAGACCATTATGAGAAATACTAGGATAAAATTTCCTAATATCTAATTTAAGACAATATTTAGTTTCATTAGGATATTTCCTTAAATCTCTTTTAAGATTATTTGCACAAAGATGAATACCTCTACCTTCAATACAACTATATGTATTATGAATAAAACTTTTTGTCCAAATATATTTTACAACATTCATTATAGCATGATGAGCAATTCTATCTGGATAATAAGGAAGTCTATAAATAATACGTTCTTTTGGTTCATATATTTTATATAGACTATATTTAGAAGTTTTATATTTAAGATTAAATAGTTTATCTACTAAATCTTCATTTTCATATTGTCTATTTTTATCATGTTTATTAATACCATATTTCTTATTTTTATTCTTTCTTGCATTATCATCAGCAACTTCAATATTTTCAATAGTACATAGTTTATCATGTAAACCACTATATCTTTTCATATTTATATAATTTATATAAGAGCCTTCGTGAATATTACTACCAACACTTTTAGTTTCTAAATAACGTTATCTTTTACCAAGAGGTAAGGTTATACTTCCCAAAATAATATTTATATTAATCTTATATTTATTAGTTTTAGGAATTATATAAAAGAAGCCGACATTAGCATTAGAATCTGACTGAACTCAATTAGAATTAAAGTTACTAGAGCTAGCTTTAGAACTGTTATTAGCGTTACTGCTAAGCAGAAGCACTGTATCTAAATGTCAATCATCTTAAGAAATATAACCTTTAATATTATTATAATAAACTGTTGCAGGAGTAGTATCGAGAAATACAAAAACAGAAAACAAATTAATTAACCAACTACTCCTAGCAACAGTTCCACGTGGACTTATTTAATCAAGCTTAACTGTGGTAAAGAAGCCGACATCAGCACCAGAAACTGACCGAACCCAATGAGAAGTAAAGAAACCAGAGCCAGCCGAAGAACCGTAAGAAGCGTCACCGCCAAGCCGAAGCACACGAACAGCTTTATCTGTATCTTGTCCATTATTACCTCTTATCCAATTATAATCAGCTTTTTTATTAGTTCCAACTTTATTAGGAATAAAATAAGAACCAAATCTAAAATCAAATTCAGTAATAAAATTATTACTATTAGCTTGGTCACCTATAAAATAACATTTATCTTGAATATTATCTATTGTAATATCGGCATGATTAACACCTTTTTTAAGAAGATAAACACTATTATAATTTGCATTGCGATTTACAATAACTACATCTCTAATAAATGTCCATATATCACCAAAAAAGTTTAGAATACCACGATAAACAGCAGGATAAGTATTTAAATTACTTCCATCTGTATTATAATTACCTAATTCATAATGGTCACCATTTGTACTATCATTACCAATATTATGTTCAGCAGTCCAATAAGTTTGTACAATAGGATTATTACCATTAAAAGCTGTCCATCTTTCCCAAGTTAAATTTGTAACACCAGCACCAAGTCCTCCTTGTTTAAATCCATCACTAGTTAAATTAGTATTTAATGCAGCTTGATTATCAAAATTAGCATACTCAATATAACAAAGAGCTTGTAAAGCACAATATTCAAGATAATCAATCATTGTAATCCAATCACCACGATTAGCACAAAATTCATTTGCTTTATCATAATTAATGCCAGTTCTAGGTCTACCTTGCAATTTAGTAGCAGCAACAGAAGAACTTTTATCTCCTCCTAAATATCTGGTATCATCAGGTTTAATACAAGCACTAAATACTTCTTCTTTACCATCTTCTCTAGTTCTAGTCATAGTTTTAGTATGACTTATAATAAAAGGATGAATTCTAGTAAATGTTCCATCAATATTAAAATCGCTTATCCAAAGTTGATATTTAGTACCAGTATCTTTAACACACATATAAAACTCTGGAACTCTTACCCCAACATCGCCATCACTTCCATCAAGAGGAGGAACAAGACCATTTTCAAGAGGTTTAGCCCAACCCGTAGGATTAAGGAAATAACTGATTTTCTTTTCATTATAGACACAACCTTTAAGTCTATTTTGAATAGGAAGTTCTCTATGAAATTTAGCATTACCAATTCTGATTATATCATTGTCATCTTTAGTCCATTCAATACCATAAGCAGCATTTTCAAAAGTAGGAATAAATGCAGCAGAACCCCAAGCAGGATTGCCTTGTTCATTAATAATTAAACTATCTCCTTTAGATACTCCATCTAAATTAGGTAGATGTTTAAGTCCTTCTGCAAGTTCATTTAGTATATGCTTATTAAATCTTAATAAGCCATTATACATCTCTACTAAATTAAAATTCATATTAAGCTTGTTCTAGAGCATCAACTCGACCATCAAGAGAATTAATATTATTAGTATTTTGATTAACTTTAGTTACAAGTCCTTGAAGAGCAGCAATTATAGCATCATTCTTAGTATCATTGCTAGCTTTCATATCATTAACGGCAGCAATTAAAGTATTAAACTTACCTTGTAATGCACTACTCATATTTTTTATATTTGTATCAATAGTAGTAAGTTTATTACTAATAGTATCTAAATCAGAATGAACTAAATCAAATTTTTCAGTAAGAAGAGTTTGAGTTTCATCTGATTCACTTTTATGTTGATTTTCAAACTCATCAAATTCAGCTTTAACCATTTCATGTAATTCAGTAATCTTTTGACTAATCTCATCAAGATTAACTATAACATTATTTTCTCCAAGCTCATCATGTTCTTTATTACCAGAAATACTAAGTTTAAGATTATTAATAAGTTTATTAATAGCATCTAACTTATAATTAACTCTTTTATCATCTTCCATATCTTTAGAATTTAGTTTGTTACAAATATAAATTATATTATTAATAACAAGTAGTTTAACTATATTATTAACATTTTTTAATTAAGCAGTCTTAGAACTATTAATACCTAGATATTTAGTCCAAATATAATGTTTACGTTTACTAATATAATTAAGATTATCATCATTAATATGAGCTTCTTCTTCAAAACTTACATCTTTATACGCATCATGTTGTTTAATATGAAATAGTCTTATAATAAGATATTCAATACCATACCATATATAGAAAAAGATATATAACATCTCTTTCATTTGTTCTGTATGAATAGCTTCATGGTTAAGTTCTTTATTACTTAATTCTCCTTTAGTAAATATAATACCAAAAAGATTAATAGCTTTATAACCATTAAAAGGAAAATGTTTAGTCTTAATAACTCTCATAACTTTACTATTTTAAAATTTAATATTGTAAATATTTATGTACGTTTATAGAGCCACTTTTTAGGCTTATAGTAAGACTTTTATTCAATCGTGTATAACTAATCAACTAGGCTTAAAACTAGCTAAATTCGGCAAGCTATACTCCCCGTAGAGGGTGGAGCAGGCTTGAATTAGTCAATCAAACCTAGCTAATCAATCTTATACAATCTTAACCAATAGTATTATCAATATCTTTATAGCCAACTCCAAGTTTCTTTAGAATAGGACTAACAGCCCAACTCCAAAACACAGGTGCAAGAATAGCACTATTAACAAGCATAATAGCATTATCATATCCAGCAGCAATATAAATACCAGCCATAGCAGCAATACTTATAACTAATACACATCGTTTTTGCCAAGTAGGAACTTTATTATCACCATTAAAGTAATCAATAACTTTAATAATAATATAAGTTAGAACATTAACAATAAACATAAATCCAAAATCAAAATTACTAAGGATTCCATCTACAATTACATCAATAAATTTGTCCATACTAAAATTTAGATAAATAAAAAAGGAACTATCCGAAGATAATTCCCTTTTATAGTTTTACAATAATGATTAGTTATTCATGTGGAAATATTCCCATACTTTATCACCATCAAAATCTACATCTTTAAACCAAAATGTAATAGCACTTTCAAACACTTTATTATCTATATTACCACCAAACCATTCTTCAAACAATTTAGCATAATCATGATATTGAGCATTAATTGCAACATAAACATCGCAAGGTTCAACATCGTTAGGTAATACTTCTTTATAGCGTTCACAAATCTCATGAGCTTTATTCATATCATATTTTTCACCAATATATTTCTTATTGTCTTTAATATGATACATTTGTTCTACAACTTCTTTAGCTTCATACTCATCAAAATGATATTCACCATCATTATATCCACCGCTCATAAGCATAGTTAAAATCTTTTCTTCTCGGTCATTTTTATTAGTAGGACGACCATAAGTATCGTAAGTATCATAGCCAATACGATTTCTCATGCCACCTCTACCACCACGACCACCTCGTCCTCCACGTGCATCAAGAAATTCACGAAATTCATCAAGAATATTTTGATTACCGCCACGACGATTACCAACATGGTAAGGTTGAATGTAAGGCATTTCTCTCATAATATTACTTTGTTTTTAAACTGATTAATGATTCTTTTAAAATTTCTAAATCAGTTTGATTAAGAGCAACAATTTTATTCACATAAGGAACTTCAAGAGATATAATACCTTTAGAAATATTACCGCCACCAATGAAAGGTATATCAAAATTAAAATTATCAATATTATTAATAACTTCCATTTCTTCATCAAATATACCTTCAATATCAATCATGCCATCTTTATCTGCAATAGGTTTTAAGAACTTATCAAAACTATTAATATTATTAGTAATTGCTCTTTTAGCTAAAGGAATTAAAAGTCTTATAGCTGGAGAACTTTCACCCATAGATACTAATTGTTTAATAATATAATCTTTAATAACCTCTTTAACATTACCAATTTCAACCATAATATTACTTCTTTAAAAATTCTTCATAAGTTAAATTAGGATTAGTTTTACTAGCTTCTTTAAAAGCTTTAAACAATTCCATTTCTTTGTTAGTAACTTCAACAATTTTACTTTTAAGTAACTTAACAAGTTTAAGTTGTTCTTCAAGTAAATGTTTACCATCTTCACTAGCTTCGATTTTTCTTCTAACTAAATTAAGAACTTCTGCTTGAACCATACTTTGTAAAGCATTATAGTTATTTACATAGTCTTGATTATTAAGAAGCATATTTTGTTGTTCTTGTGTAAGTGGTGCAATTTCAGCATCAATAGCGTCCCAAATTCCTTGAGTTGGAACTTGCTGATTTTGAGTTGTACCATTATTTGCATTAGGAATAGCATTACGACGATAAGCTTCATTAATTGCTTGTTTTTGACTTTGAAGAAAAGCAATTTGTTCATCAATGCTATTAGTCATTTTTTCACTAGGGTATAGTAAAGGGTCACTATTACCTAGTATGAATTGAGTAACAGGTATCATATCTCTTTCAATTTTATGTTCTTAATCAAACTTAGTAATATTACTGAGCAGGAGTTCCGCTAGCAGGTTGAGTAAAACCACATGGTAAACATCCACAAGCATTACGTCCAACTAGACCAGTAACAGTAGGTTCATTTGGAAGAGTAACTACACCATAGATAACATTACAAGTCTTTCTATCAGTATAGTTGATACCAGCCGTAAACATCTTTTCCATTTCGCATTGGATAAGTTTATCTTGATAAGGACGAATAGCTTTAGTAACAGCCAATTCAGCTTTCAAATCAGATAACTCTTTACGGATATCATCATCAGCATCACGAGTATATTTGTAAAGATTAAAATGGTCAGTGTTATTTTTCTCAATAAGAGCATCAGTACGATTACGCCCGTCAATATAAACACCAAACAATTCACTATTAAGACGTTCTCTATCTTCAAAACGTTGATTCTGTTGAGTCAAAGCCCATTGATAAAGACCACCTTGAAGAGCTAAAGTATCTTCACAAGATTTTTCCCATGCTTGAAAAGCAGTAGGAGCACCGCTTCCACTACCAGCAGTAGCACCAAGAACATTAATGTTAGTAGAACCATCTCCTAACATTCCACCACCAGCACCACCTAATACACTAGAACGACGATTACCAAACAAAGCCCAAGCACCAAGTGCAGTACCGATAATACCAAGAGTTAAACCTGCATTAGCCTTACCGTTTACATCACGACGATTACCACCGTCATAATTCATTCCAGCACCATTATAGCCCTCTGGAACAACTTTCACTTTTTCAATTACTTGTATAATAAATTAAGGTTTAAGTTAAAAAAATAGATTAATACTTGTAGTTTGAACTACATAATCTATAGCACTTAAACCGTTATTTTTGTTTGGTAATTAACATTAATTTAACTTTCAATAGGACTATATATTGTCAATTCACCAATTTTATTAAGTTTAGTATATTTTATTTCACCTATTGAAGTCTTACCATCATCAGCTTTGCCAT